GCGCAGGTACGAACTACATGTTCCGTCCTGGTGTTCGTAATAACGCTACGACTGGCTGATAGCTAGTAAGCAGCTAATATAAAAGAGGGCCGCACTTTTTAAGGTGCGGCCCTCTTTGTTTGTCTATATACAGTAGAGGTAATACCAAATGATTAAATATGAAAACACTCGCGGTTCGACGGTTCGTTTACAAACGTCTAAGGGCATTGTAATTCTTGCAGGTTTTAAGACTATCGAGCTTGATGAGGATGTGCATCACCCGTACTTTATCACAAAGACTACTGTGAGAGAGAAGGCTGCCCCTGCACAGAAGGCTGCTACTAAGAAAGACGCTCCTAAGAAAGACGCTCCTAAGAAATCCGCACCATCTACCCAAGAAACAAAGTCTGCCAAAAAGGAATAGTAAATGAGCTATAGAGCGGTAAAACCTCAAACCCGTTATGGCAATACTTTTGGTAATGTCAGTGGTAGTAACGCTGAGTTAAATTCTTGGGACTACTACGGGGAAATTGACTATACGACATTAAACCGTAGGCGGTTTAAAAACCAGACGTACATGTCTGAGTTCTATCAAAGTATCCAAGACTTCGTCTTGGCACGCCTAGGGTTTCCTGTCGTTAGAGTAGAACTTACCGAGTTTCAAATAACCACTGCTATTGACGAAGCTGTCTCTAAATTAGATTATCACGCACCTGACTGGTGTAATCAATTTTGTACCTTTGCAACGTCCGCAGGCGTCGCTTTGTATGAGTTACCTCAAGTGGTTATGAATAACCTTAGACAGGCTATTTACAGTAAGAACCTGCTAAGCTTCGCTAATGCTAATGGTACGCTAGAGTTCGATTTCTTTTTAAAGTACTTTCAAGACAACTTTCTGTTCAATGATTTTTCGGTAGGTGATTACTACCTTACCATATCTCACCTTGAGATGATGCGTAAGATTCTAGGCAATGACGGAACCTTCAATGTAGTTAATGGTAGGTTTTTAAATATTGCGCCAACTCCCGTTGGGCAGCAAGAAGTTTTAGTGGAGTTTAAAGCGCTCGACAGTACTACCCTGCATCCATACTTTATTAGTTGGCTTCAAAAATACGCTTTAGCTATCTCTAAAGTTATTTTAGGTCAAATTCGCGGGAAATATCAAACACTACCCTCTCCTGGTGGCGGGGCTCAATTAAACGGCGAGTCCTTGATTCAGCAAGGTAATGAAGAGCAAGCAAAGCTTATTGAAGACCTGATGTTAGAAATAGAAGAACCCCCTGGGTTTAGTACCTTCTAATGGCTGACCGTAAACAGTTTCGGACCTCCTCCAAAATTGTTGGAGATACATCGTTAGAGACTAACGACCAGCTCAATCTATACGATTTAGACAATCCCGATATCGAGATGTTTAATCTTGTAGACGATGAGTTGATTCGTTTAAGCGGGTCTAAAATTCTCCTTTATAAGTTTTATAGAAGGGAAGGGTTAAAAGATAACGTATACGGAGAGGATTCCCAGAAGGCTATTTCAGATACTCCCGTAGTTCTCCATGGTCATTATGAAGCTCAAGCTTTAGAGGAGAATCTAACAGAGTTTGGTATCGAGATAACAAGCGAGCAGCTTTTTACCTTTAACAAAAGTTATGTTGATAAGATAGTAGGTCGTCCCATAATTGCTGGTGATATCTTACAACCTGAGTTTCAAAATTTAAAGTACGAGGTTTTTGAAGTTCAAGAAGACCAATTCGATATTTATGGCGTGTACCATTTAGTTTGTGCCGCTAAAGTCCTTCGTGATGATGAAGATATTACGAGAGCAGAGGAGTCGTTTACTCATGATGAGGTATATTAATGGCTGGCGCTTTTTGGACTATAGATGAGATAAGAACCGAGCTAGAAGCTCTGGGCCTCCACGCTGGATATCAACCTGCTAATTTCTATAAGAGCTTTACTCGTAGATTAAAAGAGTTACTAGGAGGGTTTCAAGTCCTTAAAGGTGATGATACTTTAAGAACTGTAGATATTATCTACGCAAATCCTGAGCGAGCCATCGCTAAAATAACTGAAACTAAAAATACTCTTCTACCTATACTCTCACTTCAGTTTGAGGGTATAGAGCTAGATACAACTCGTAGAAAGCCTGCTGCCGCTATCGTAGAAAAGAAGTTCTGGGATAGTGATAAGCAAAGAGCTATTAGGTATATTGCGTTAGCACCACCAGCCGCTAACCTATCCTTCGGAGTAAATATTTGGGGTAAGTATGTGGATGAAGTTAATCAGCTTACTGAGCAGGTTTTACTTTTATTTCGCCCCAATCTTAATATAGATATTCATCCTCATGAGAATTATCAAGCTTTCGTGTTAGATGTAGGAGACGCTGCCAACTTGACGGCTGGAGATAGAGAGGACCGTTTAGTTAGACGTACGGTACGCTTTAAAGTAGAGTCTTATATTCCAGGTAATGTTTATCGTTTTACAAATACAAGTGAAATGAAAACTTTAAATTTTGAAGAGTACATAGAAGAGACTTCAGGATTTCAGACTTTAGAAAGCTTTTATGCGGGTGGAGGTATGGCTTTCGCTTTAAATCAATTGGATAATAGGGCTGGAGGTTTCACAACTTACACTGCCCAAGAAATACCTACTATTACTACGGTAACCACTACAGGGATTACACCCGCAAT